GCCATCTTTCGATGGTTCACAGTGGCTGGTAACCACTATTCACACTGCTGCCTCTCCCACGTAGTGGGAACTACCATGATGGATAGATTTGTCATCTTGCGTTCAGACCGTATGTCTGGGCAAGAGAGATGAAAATACTGTCGAATGTCGGAGTCATTTTGCGTACTGCTGAGTAAAAAAACTTTTATTCAGGTGACAAGTACAATTTACTTGACCATCTAATATCTAGATGATTTCGCAATAGGAGACTCGTTCTTATCCTATTCGTACAGACGAGTAAGTCCTTTGGGACTTGGGCGTTTGTACGTTTCGGATCAGGATGCGTCACTTATTGGTTCATAGAAATCTCTAGTGAGATCTCACTTGACCAGTGACTAATCTAAGTATTAGATGTTAATCCTTCGTTCATCATGGTGGGGAGGTCGGACGGAACCCATGCAATAAAGCGGTCGTTTGACCGGTATAAGTCGCGGGGAAAGTCCGAAAAAACAGCGAGTCGATAAGTGTGTCGACTCTAAAACTACCCGATTGATAATCGATAAAATATCGAAGGGCGAGATGCCCGAGAGCTAATCCTTGGTAGGACGGTAAGTCCTCCACTGTAAGCGGCCTAACTAGCCACCTTGCGTGTATTAACATAGTTAACAACAAACAAGATAACCAATGTGTAGACCTCCCACAGGACGCTGAGGTCCAAATAACATCCATATTAGTTTTAGAAAACATTATGAATGGAATTGGTTCAACGCTTGCAGAACAAACCGTGGAAAGTTTCCCGGATCTACTAAGCAGTTATGAGTACGAGAAGTACTCTTCTGCTTGGAATGTAGGTCCGTTCCCTGTGATTACAGACTTCAAGACAAAAAGATCTATTTATAAATTTTGTCTGAAGCGTGTCCTTCACAACTTCCAGGTGTACATTGACTTTTTCGTAAGCTTCGGCTTTAATATCATGTTAAATGATGCGAAAAGGTTTCATAAGGTCTATAAGGCCATGTACACTATAGTCCTAATGTGGCTCTCACTTGATATTCAGGGTAGGTTGGAAGATTTTCTGAAGTACCATACGTCGTATCTTTTTGCGAAGTATGGGAAACAGTCCGATCTCCCGGAAACAAGTGTTTGGAGACTGCCTGGTTCATTTATAATGGGTCCATTTAAGAAGTGGTTGTCAAATCGTATGCGAGATAAACTCGCTGACAACTACCGGCTTTTTTGGTCCTTGATGCACACGAAAAGAGGGTGTGCCCCATTACAGGTGAAACAGGTCGTAGAATCGCTCAAAAAACATGCCAAGCTCATGTCAAGTCATTTCGAAACACCGAAGGATCTTATGTCCTCGGTTTATGAAGTTTCGTTTTGGCTTGGCCAAGAGGCGACTCGAACGTACAAGGATTTTAAGATCCCGGCACCTTCGACTCGAGCCTGTTTTGAGAATTCGATTGCACATGGCGGATCACGGAAAGAGATATACAATATCCTTTCTTGGGTCAACCATGAGTCTCCTGAGAGTTATGCGACCTTGCATATTGCGGCGACGACCCATACCGATAAGGTATTGGCGGATGTCAAGAGCATCGGGGCTTCTGGCCCCTTTTCCGAATTGTCGGAGGATGTACTTGCACATATTTTCTCCTACGTCCCAAAGACGTACGTCGTTATTGATATGCCACAACAACTAGGTGATCCCGTCTATAACTTCCATACTTTGGAAGAGTATTTGATGGAGACCACACTAGGTCGCATTCCTCGTGCCACAGTGGTGGCGATCCCTGAGCCTTTTAAGACTCGGGTCATCACGAAGTCAGAAGCCGTGCTAAACTATTATGGTAAACCACTTCAGAAACACCTTCATTCTATCTTGAAAAAGACGGATTGGTGTTTCCCGATTGGTAGACCATTACAACCAGAGGAAGATTTTAAGCGCTTTGAGCGCTTGCCTTATGGTTGGAAAATTGTTAGCGGGGACTATGCTTCGGCAACAGATCGGCTTAATGGTGATGCATCTGTCTACGCTTTGCGCGTAATATTAGATCAGATGCCCATTAATAGAGCCGCTAAAGATTTGTTGCTGATGACCTTAGGATCGCAAGAGCTTTTCTACAGCGAGACAATCAATGACTATAAGTCGGATCCGAATTTTGTCGAGGCGCAACGTGAGTTGCCACCTACGACGATCCAGACGAATGGTCAATTGATGGGTAGTATACTAAGTTTCATCGTATTATGTTTACTCAACGCTGCCGCCTTCTTGGCGACGTGTAAAGAGTATTATGATGATCCTTGGTATGATCTACGCCAAGCCGTTAAGACCCATGCTCTCTTGATAAATGGTGATGACATTCTCTTCCAGGCTCCGCAATCATTTATTGATCTGTGGTACCGGAAGGTAGCGGAATTAGGTTTAATTCCGTCACTTGGTAAGAATTATGTCAGTGACCGATTCTTCACAATTAACTCAATGCTCTTCGTAAGAAAGCAAGTGGGTTTGAATCGTCATACACTAAAATATACACCGTTTTTGAACATGGGCCTCCTCCACTGTACCAATCCAGCAGTCTCCAAGTCGGCGATTGCTAAGGATCACTATGCGCTAGCGGCTTCAGCCGCGCGCGTCCAAGAGAAATATCTCCTTGGCTACGAAACAGATCGTTTCGTAGAGTGGTTATTTATCCATAGAAATCAATCGGCCTTATCTAAGGCATCTCTGGGTAGGAATTGGTTCGTGAAGCGTGAGCTTGGTGGTCTCGGGCTGAGGACGTCTATGGACGTCAAAATCATCGATGAGCGAATGTCTGTCCTTCAGGGACGGATTGCTGCTGCCATTGCAACAAGATCTACTCCCCAGCAAGTATTCCAGTACAACCTAAGTTTAGGGTTGTATGAGGTTACTCAAGAGACGGAGTTGGCAATGGACGTAGTTGATTTTCTTGGTGATAATCTTGGATGGTCGTTTGGCGGTAAGAATCCTGATGAAGTTCTTCTTCATGCACTTCAGGCCGACCCTTTTGGAAGGGGATCGGTTATGAAGGAAAAGGATCTGCGAAAGCAGGCTTACCGCGTATCAAAAAACCTGAAGAGTTTATCCCAGGAATGTGGATCGCTCGCACCGATGAAGTATAGCTCCACCGTGGACTTTGTTCGTGAAGAACCCGGACTTGATATTGATACTATTTCTATCGAGTCTTCACTTAAGGGAACGGTTTATTTGCAATAAACCAAATAGAGTCATGTATCAGTGACTCCGTTCTGATCCTGTTTACT